AAGGAATATATTATATAATTAATATTAATGTTAACCTGCTAAAAGACTTTTATAAAGGTCTTTAAAAAGGTGTCAACCCTAAAATCAAAAATAAATTCTGGAGGTAACAGATGAATCAGGATGATCTCAATAGAGAGATGATGGAAGGAGGTATCGCTAGATACCGTGGTAAAGTACAGTCAGCTAGGGAACGAGGTGCTGAGACTGATGCATCCTACGGAGCCAGACTCCTCAGAGGAACTGTTCCAAGGCTTATAGAAGACATTGAAAGAGCTATTACGTACCATCGTACCAACCAACAGTCTGTCCCTCCTTGGATGCCTAATATCTGGGACTACCCAATTGATACGTTAACGTTCATAGCATTGAAGAGTGTGTTAGATAGCATCAGCGTTAGGAAGTCCTTGATGAAGTCAGCTATGTCCATTGCTAATCTGATACAGGATGAATGTAGATACAGATGGATGCAGGATAACTACCCTGATGTATTCAAGCACGCTGATAAGGACGTTAAACGTAACCGTAAGGCAGGACATGGGTACAGGAGGAACTGGCAAACCTATCTAAGACATGAACATGGTGAGGTATCCAAGGGTAACATCAAAGGGTGGACTAACTGGGATCGTAAGAGCAAGGTGCTTATGGGTACATGGTTCCTTGAAATGATTCGTAAGTCTACTCACTTGATCAGGTTCGTTAAGGCAGTAGAGGTACACAAGACTAAGTTCTACATACAACCAACAGAGGAACTGTTCACTTGGATAGATGAGTACAACGAGAGTCAGGAGTTTCTGTTTCCCTTGTGGATGCCTATGGTACAGAAGCCGCATGAATGGACAGGGGTATGGAGTGGTGGATATACATCACATAGAAAGGTAGAAAGAATCCCTCCTCAATCCATCATCAAGACCTACGACATGGAGTACCTACGATCCCTTGATATAGATACCATGAAGGATGTTGTGGATTCCTTGAACCATATACAGAGTACACCTTTCAAAGTTAACACTAGGGTACTGGATGTGATGGAACAGTTCTGGAGTAACAACCATCTGGTAGGGGATATGCCACAAAGGGAGAACTATCCAATACCTAAGTTCCCTGATAGCGATGACCCAGAAAGAAAGCAGGAGTGGAAGAGACAAGCAGCTCGTATCCATGACAGGAACATTAGCTTACAGAGTCAACGACTACAGGTAGTAAAGACTCTTGCTCTTGCTAATAAATTTAAGGATGAACCTAAGATATACTTCCCATCTCAATTAGATTTCAGAGGTAGAGTTTATCCGATCCCTCACTTCCTTACTCCTCAAGGTACAGATATAGGTAAGTCCTTATTGCTCTTTGCTAAACCAGAAACAATCTGGAATGTAGACGATGCACGATGGTTGGCAATACACGGAGCTAACTGTTGGGGAGTGGACAAGCTTACACTTGATGAAAGAGTTGAGTGGGTAAACAAACAGAGGCAATCAATCCAGAAAGTCTTTGATGACCCACACACTAATACATGGTGGACTGAAGCGGATGAACCTTGGCAGTTCCTTGCATTCTGTTTTGAGTGGGGAGGATTACTGAAGGCAGGAGGACAGGGATACAAAACCTACCTACCTTGCCAGATGGATGCATCCAACAATGGTATACAGATACTGAGTATGTTAGCTAGAGATTCTGTTGGAGCATTAGCTACCAATGTATTACCAACAGAAACACCAGCAGATTTGTATCAGGATGTAGCAGATGTAGTCAGGAAGAAACTGAAAGAGGATGGTAGTCCACTAGCAAGAGCTTGGTTAGACTTTGGTATTGATCGTAAGACTTGCAAGAGACCTGTCATGGTCAAGCCATATGGGGGTACACGTTACAGTTGCCGTGCTTACATTGATGAATGGTACAACGATAAGATAATCAAAGAGAATGTACCTGATCCGTTTAGTGGGGAAAGGTTTGCTGCTTGTCAGTTCTTATCCACTAAGGTATGGGATGCTATGAATGAGATACTGGATAAACCAGATGAGGTAATGAAGTGGCTACAGAAAAACGTAAGAGCTTTAAACGTAGAAGGTAAACACGCTGAGTGGACAAGTCCGTCAGGGCTTAGGGTCAAGCAACATTACAGGGGAGGAACAAGACACGCAGTAAAGACTGTACTTACCGAAGCTGTAGTTGCCATCAGTTATAACGAGGATGCACCTACATTGGACAAGACACGACAAGCTAACGGCATCAGTCCCAACTTCGTACACTCCATTGATGCTGCTGCTGTACATCTAACTGCCAACAAGTGTAAGGAGTTTGGTATCCATAGTCTAAGCATGGTACATGACTCCTTTGGTACACACTCACCCAACTGTCAGCGATTAGGAGACATACTAAGATATGTGTTCGTAAAAATATTTGAAAAAGATCTCTTGACAGACTTTCAAAACTCCCTAAAAAGCTTATCAAATACTTTACCAAGTGAATTCAAGCTTGGTGATCTACAAGTTGAGGAGGTACTAGAAAGCAAGTACTTCTTCAGTTAACCAACAACCAATAATAACATCATGTCTAACGATAGAAAAAAACAAGCACCAGTAGTAACACCAGTAGGTACAGCACAATGGCCAAGGGTCAACTCTCCCGATACACGTTTCGATGAGGACGGAGAGTATCGTTGCAACCTGATCGTAGATAAGAAGGAGTTCGATCACTTCAAGAAGACACTCCTCAAACTCTACGAAGAAGCGTATGCCAAGGAGCAAGAGAACCAAGGCAAGAAGCGTCTGAAGAAGTGGGATAGTTTCCCAGCATTCGAGGACGACGATGGTAACTACGTTATCAAGACCAAGCGTAAAGCTGTATGGACTGATCGAGATGGTAACAAGAAGCCTAATCAGATTGCTCTTCACGATGCCAAGGGTAGTCCTATCATGGATGCACCAATCGTAGGTGGAGGTAGCAAGCTCAGACTCAGCGTTCGTCCTAAGTTCTGGTATACTGGTATGCTAGGGTTTGGATGCTCTCTTGATCTATTAGCTGTACAAGTTCTTGACTTAGCAGACTATCAACCTCAAGGTACGGACTTCGGATTTAGTGCTGAAGAAGGATACATCCATGGTGGAGAAACCTTTGACGACACTCTGGAAAACGACGAGGAGGAAGACGAAGATACTGCTGATGAGGAGACCGAAACGGAAGAAGCACTCGCAAACTTCTAAGAGGAGCGGTAAATATCGTTCGGGTTTTGAAGCCAAGGTTGCATCCCAGTTAGAATCTGAGGGTGCAGCCTTTGGTTTCGAGTCTCTAAAGATTGAGTATATCAAACCAGCAACCTATACACCTGACTTTGTTCTCCGTAATGGAATCATCATCGAAGCAAAAGGACTCTGGTATCCTGAGGACAGGACTAAACATCTGCTTGTGCGGAATAGTCATCCTGATTTGGATATTAGATTGTGCTTTCAGAACCCTTTTCTCAAAATCAGAAAGGGATCAAAGACAACCTATGCAGCGTGGTGTGACAAGAAGGGGATCAGATGGTGTGATAAAGTAATACCAAGATCATGGCTTTCGTTGAAACACACCTGTCCTGTCCCGATTGTGGGAGTAGTGACGCTAGATGTGTGAACCAAGATGGCAGTTCTTACTGCTTTGCTTGCAACACATACACCAGACCAGACAAACCAAACCAGCTAACAGAAAAGAAAAGCAAACCTATGAGCCAAGAGTTCGTAAAGGGTAAGACTGCTACCCTAACCAAACGTGGTCTAACACAGGATACCTGTAAGAAATGGAACTACCAAGTAGCTATCATTGACAAGGAACCTGTACAGATTGCCAACTATAGAGATGTAGATGGTAAACTAATTGGACAAAAGATACGCTACCAAGACAAACGCTTCCAAGTACGAGGAGAGTTAACAGGTCTTTATGGTATGCACCTCTGGAAAGAAGGAGGCAAACGAGTAGTGGTAACTGAAGGAGAGGTTGATGCTCTTTCAATGAGCCAAGCAATGGATAACAAATGGCCTTGCGTCTCTGTTCCTAATGGAGCAGCAGGAGCTAAGAAGTCTGTAGCACGTAGCCTTGATTGGCTTGAGACTTTCGAGTCTGTTGTGTTTATGTTTGATAATGATGACGTTGGTATAAAAGCTGCCAAAGAATGTGCTGCATTAATGAGCATTGGTAAGGCTAAGATAGCAAGACTACCACTCAAGGATGCTAACGATATGATCGTTGCTAACAAATCATCAGAGCTAGTCCAAGCTAGTTGGGATGCCAAGACATTCAGACCTGATGGTATTATTGGATCAGATAACTTATGGGATAAACTACTAGAGAACAACAACCAGAAATCTATTCCCTATCCTTACTCAGGACTCAACGCTAAGACTAGAGGTATGAGGTTAGGTGAACTGGTTACAGTTACAGCAGGTAGTGGTATCGGTAAGTCTCTGTTATGTAAGGAGATTTGTTTGAACCTTCTATTGCAGGGCGAGTCAGTTGGATATATAGCACTTGAAGAAAGTGTACGTAGAACTGGACTAGGTATCATGGGACTACACGTTGGTAGACAGTTACACCTTGAAGAGAATGTTAACCTTGATGAACTCAAACCTGCATTCAATGATACAATAGGTAACGGAAAGTTCTACACCTATGACCACTTCGGATCAACAGACTCTGACAACCTACTAGGTAAGATCAAGTACTTGTGTAAGGGTTACGATTGTAATTGGATTATACTTGATCACCTATCTATTGTTGTTAGTGGTCTTGAGGATGGTAATGAAAGAAGGATCATTGATAACACCATGACTAGACTACGTACCTTGGTTGAGGAGACAGGATGTGGATTGATTGTAGTCAGTCATCTTCGTAGACCAGAAGGCAGAGGACATGAAGAAGGAGGCACAACAAGCTTGAGCCAACTAAGAGGTTCTGCTGGTATCGCTCAGTTGTCTGACTTTGTTATCAGTATGGAACGTAACCAACAGGATGAGGAGAACGCAAACATCTCAAGACTACGTGTACTGAAGAACAGATTCAGCGGAGAGACAGGACTAGCAGGCTCACTCTTATTCGATAAACAAACAGGAAGACTAAACGAACATACGGAAGACGAGGTAGAAGATGCTACCGAAGAGCTACCATTCTAACCAATAATAACAATGAAAGAAATACCAAACCTAAAAACATACCAAGCTAACAAAGCACTTGAGATATTCATGGAGAACATACAAGTGTTTGACAGAAAGCAGGAGGACTACGGGCCATACAACATCTGTGGTAATCCTCATCCAGAGTTAGGAGTAGCGTTCAGATCAGGTGACAAGGTCAACCGATTAATGAACCTGTTCCTCAAGACACAAGGAGAACCCAACAACGAGTCTGTTCTTGACAGTTGGATTGACCTTGCTAACTATGGCATCATTGGCCAAATGCTCCACAAAGGTGTATGGCTAGAACCAAACCAATAAGAAATGCAAAAGAGAATACTATTCTTCGACGTAGAAACTACAGAGATCGAAGACTTCACCAGACTGTCAGGTGATATAACTGTACATTGTCTGAGTATATTTGACCTAGTTTCAAGAATAGTCGTTACTTTTGAGGGGGGTTAGATTATGCTGGAGGTACGCTTGCATGAGAGATGCGGTGTGTACGC